TCGTAGGAGATGCTTTATCCGCTCGTGGTATAACAGTTTCGGGAGCGCATGGAGTTTATGTAGCAGAAAGTTTTTTAAAATAAATAAATAAAATAAAAGTTATGAAAATAGGATTTTGCGGTACAATTTCAGTAGGTAAAACTACATTAGTTAATGCTTTAAAAGAATTACCAGAGTTTGCAGACTATCATTTTGCAACAGAACGTTCAAAATATTTACGTGATTTGGGCATTCCATTAAACACAGATTCAACATTAAAAGGTCAACTTATATTTTTAGCTGAACGAGCTAGTGAATTACTTCATGAAAATATGATAACAGATCGTACAGTAATTGATGTTATGGCATTTAGTCATTTATCAATTACAATTCCATTTTTTATATCTGCTGATTTAAATAAGGCTGTATCTGAATTAATACGAGATTATGATTACATATTTTATGTTTCACCTGAAGGTGTAGAATTAGAGGATAATGGTGTTCGTGTAGTAGATTCTGAATATAGAATGGAACTTGATAAAACTATTAAAAAATTACTAGAACAACATAAATTTAAATTTAATACTATTACAGGATATGCTGAATTATCAGGTACTACCGAGGAAAGAATACAAAAAATTAAACAAGTAATGTCCCTTTAATATTTATTAATAAAATACAATATGAAACATACTCGATTACTTGAAATTATACGTGAAGAAATAGCTGGCGCTTTAAGAGAAGATGAAATAGAAAAGAATCCTCCAAAAATAGCTCAAATTAAAGCTATTGATGCAAAACAAAAATCATTAGATGTTGAAAAGAAAAGTAAAGCTCTTGGAGAAGATTTATTAAATGAAGAACCTTTTATAGACAGCGCACTTGATATTACAGGAACTACCCCAGAAAATTTTAATCAAGATGCATTACAAAACGCTATTGATGATGCTGTTAAAGTCCTTCAACAAGAAAATCCAGACGCTGATATAAAAACATTAGCTGGTAAATTACAAAAAGCAAATAATCCAGTAAATTTAGGTCCTAAGTCAAAATTATCTTCTGAATTAAAAAATACATTACAAAAAGTAAATGATGTTATTGTAAAACAAGGACAAATTTTTGGATCTATTGATAATATAAACGATTTAATAAAATTAGCTAAAGAACCATCACAAATCGATCGTTTAGAAAAATTAAAACTTAAAGGATATACATTTATTTTAGGGAATAAACAAGCAATAACAGCAATTGAAAAATCACTAGGTTTAAAACCTAAAAATAATGATTTTTTAGGAGCTGTTAAAGATAAAGCAAAAGCTGAACCTAAAACAAAAATAGAAAAATCACCAAAAGCAGAAAAATCACCAAAAGCAGAAAAAACAGCTACTCTTACAAAGGGAGATGATGGATTTGATACAGTAGAATATTCAGATGCAGATAATGATAAAGAAGCAACACAAAATATAGGTAGTGATGAAACAGCAAAAAAATTAGGTAAAGTAGCCTACTCTAAAAATTTAACTCCCGAAGAAGAAATTCAATATAAAACAGCATTAAAAAGTATTAACGCTAAAGTAAAAAGAATTGAAGATGGTGAAGAAAAACCTGACGATAGAGCACTTCTTAAAAAAACATATCAAAACTCAGAAATACAAAGACTTTTTAAAGCTAAAGGATCAAATTTAAATGATATTTTAAAAGGTATAATTGGATAAAAGTGAAAGATAAAACATTTCAAATAAAGTTATCCCATCTTATCATAGGTGGGATACTTTTGTTGTTAACAATATTTTTACTTAAATGTAATTTTACTCCATTATTTGTCAACACATATGATAAAGAAAAAAAGGAAATAGACAGTTTACAAGTTGAAATTAGTAAGTTAAAAAAATCACAACTTGAATTAAATAAAGATATAGATAAACAAATATTAATTACAGATTCATTAAATAAAGAAATTAAAATTACAGAAAAAGAGCTAACACAAACACGCACATATTATGCTAACAAAATTAAAAATATCAATAGTTCTTCTCCTTCTGAGCTTAACGAGTTTTTCACAGAAAGATACAAGTAAAATTTGCTTTTCATATAATAAAGCAAAACAGATAGCAATTGACTTAGTTAGGGGAGATTCAGCTATAACAGAATTAAAAATCACCCATAAATTAGTTTGGCAATTAAACGAAAAAATTAGTACTCAAGATAGTACTATTACACTTTACATAGTTAAAGAACAAAATTATATTAGTCAAATAAACAATTACGATAAAATTTCCACTAAAAAAGACGAAATAATAACGGGTCTTGAAAAAGATGTTACTAAATTAACTAAAAAAAATAATCGTTTAAAAACAGGACTTAAATACCTTGGTGGAGGATTCGTGGCTTCCATACTTACTATTATTACATTGACATTAATTAAGTAATGGCTGAAGATCTAAAAAAAGCGATAAGAGAAGAATATGTAAGATGTGCAACATCTCCGGCATATTTTATGAAAAAGTATTGCTACATTCAACATCCAAAACGTGGTAGAATTCAATTTAATCTTTACCAATTTCAAGAAAAAGTATTAACTTTATTTCAAGAAAATCCTTACTCAATGGTTTTGAAATCTAGGCAACTAGGAATTTCAACTTTATGTGCGGGTTATTCTTTGTGGATGATGATTTTTCATCAAGATAAAAATATACTTTGTATTGCTACAAAGCAAGAAACAGCTAAAAACATGGTTACCAAAGTAAGGTTCATGTATGAAAGTTTACCTTCTTGGCTTAAAGAAAAAGATAAACCTACCGAAGACAATAAATTAACATTACGTTTAAAAAATGGATCTCAAATTAAAGCAACAGCAGCCTCCAGTGATGCAGGCCGTTCAGAAGCCGTTTCTTTACTAATTATAGATGAGGCCGCATTCATCAACAATATTGGAGAAATATGGGCTTCAGCACAACAAACATTAGCTACAGGTGGTGGATGTATTGCTTTATCTACTCCTTATGGTACCGGTAATTGGTTTCATCAAACATGGGTTGCTGCAGAAATGGCAGAAAACAGTTTTTTACCAATTAGATTACCTTGGCAAGTTCACCCTGAACGAGATCAAGTATGGAGAGATAGACAAGATTCTGATTTAGGAATTAGAATGGCAGCACAAGAATGTGACTGTGACTTTTCTACATCTGGAGATACTGTATTTTATCCTGAAGATATAACATTTTACGAAAAAACATTTATAAAAGATCCATTAGAAAAACGTGGAGTAGACCAAAATCTATGGATTTGGGAACCTGCAGATTACTCAAAAAATTATTTAATTGCGGCTGATGTAGCCAGAGGAGATGGAAAAGATTATTCTGCGTTTCACATATTTGATGTAGAAACATTTACTCAAGTAGGGGAATATAGGGGACAAATTGGTACAAAAGAATATGGTCATATGCTAGTAGGCATGGCTACAGAATATAATAATGCTTTACTTTCAGTAGAAAATTCTAATATAGGATGGTCTACTATTCAAACTATTTTAGATAGAGGTTACCAAAATTTCTACTATTCACCTAAAGGTGGAAATATGAGTACAGATTCGTATTTTGATCCATATATGGATACAAGTAGAATGACACCTGGATTCTCTATGACTACAAATACTCGACCTATTGCTATTGGTAAATTTCAAGAAGCAATACAAGACAAAGGAGTTACTTTTTACTCTAATCGATTACTAGAGGAAATGAAAGTATTTATATGGAGAAATGGTAGAGCAGAAGCCCAATCAGGCTACAATGATGACTTAATGATGGCATTTGCTATAGGTTGTTATTTACGTGATACCTCATTTAAATTTAGACAGTCAAATATGGATATGACTAGAAGTATGCTTAACGCTATATCAACTAATTCCTCTAAATATTCGGGTGGATATTCTTCTGGAGCAGCATATGCAGACAAATACAATAACAATCCATTTAATATTGATAACCCTTATTCAAACGAACAAGAAGATATTTCTTGGTTACTTTAAAAACAAATCATGGCAGACACAGGCTTATTTAAAAGATTACAACGTTTATTTTCAACTGATGTTATTATCCGAAATGAAGGAAATAATAAACTAAAAGTATTTGACATTAACAAAATACAAGTTTCAGGAGAATATGAAACAAATTCCCTAGTAGACCGATTTTCTAGAATATTTACAAACACAAATACTTCAATTTATGGATACCAAAGTAGTTTCAACTATCAAACAATACGCCCTACGCTTTATTCTGAATATGACTCAATGGATACAGATGCTATTGTCGCCTCTGCTTTAGATATAATTGCTGATGAAAGTACATTACGTAATGATATGGGAGAAGTACTTCAAATACGTAGCTCCGATGAAGATGTACAAAAAATACTATACAATTTATTTTACGATGTATTAAACATAGAATTTAATCTATGGCCATGGGTTAGAAATATGTTGAAATATGGAGATTTCTTTTTAAAATTAGAAATAGCAGAAAAATTTGGTGTATATAATGTTATCCCATACAATGCATTCCACATTGAAAGACAAGATGGATACGATAAAGACCACCCTGCATCTATAAGATTTAAATTTGACCCAGAAGGAATTACAGCTGCCTCAAGTTATGGATTTTACAATGTTCCAAACTCTGCAAATCAAGCAACTGCTATTTATTTTGATAATTATGAAATGGCTCACTTCCGTTTATTAACGGATACTAACTTTCTACCTTATGGTAGATCTTACCTAGAACCAGGACGTAAATTATTTAAACAATACACTATGATGGAGGATGCAATGCTAATCCATAGAATTGTTAGAGCGCCAGAAAAACGTATATTTTATATTAATGTAGGAAATATTGCACCTGCTGAGGTAGAAAACTTTATGCAGAAAACGATTTCAAAAATGAAACGTACTCCATATATTGATCAAGAAACAGGAGATTACAATTTAAAATATAACATGCAAAACTTGCTTGAAGATTTTTATATTCCTGTTAGAGGAACAGATCAAGCAACTAAAATAGATAATTTAGGTGGTTTACAATATGAT